ATATAAAGCTGAAGAAATCTTAAAAAAATATGACCCAGAAACTACATCTGCAGTATTTGTTGTAGGAAAGAAAGATGCAGGCAGACTTAAAGGAAAATTCTTTCAAGATTGGAAAGGCAAGGCTGAAGTTGGATATAAAGCTGGCGCATATTTAATGATAGCTCCACATGTTTCATTAAAAGTTTCTGGTTATGGTGAGATGAGTGGAACAGCAATTAGAAAAGCTTTAGGTGATAAAGAATTAGATTCAACAGAAAAGAAAAAATTATTCAAAGGTATATTTGGACATACAAAACTATACGATATGATTGTAAAGAAATTAGAATCGTTGAATGAAGTAATGGAAAACTTTTTTAATAAAACAAACATAAACAATATAATAAAAGAGGCCTCAGTATTTGCTGGCGCAGGAGCCCCAGAAGCAGATTCAGGCCCAAGATATTTTTATGGTGTACAAAAATCGTATAGAAAAGACACTGAAAAAATGGCATTTAGACTTGGTATGAGTGTATTAAATTATCTTGTACCTGAAGAAGAATTTTTTCAACATAACACGGCCTACCCAAATGGACCAACTGGTGGAGTATCATATTATCCAGCTGGAATTCCAGCAACAGGTGCAGGTGATGTTATTGGTGGTACAAATTATATGAAAGATATGGTTGGTAAAGCAGCTTGGAATAGGTGGAAACGTTGGTCTAAATATTTAGCTCGCCAATCTGGTTATGAATTTTTAGATTTTCTAGGGGCAGATAAATCAATCAAATCTTCAAAAAAAGAACCAATAAAACAATCCAAAGAAATGAGCAACCTTAAAAAAACTCTTAAGAAACAAAAACAAGGAAAAAAGGTTTCTTTTCCAAAAAATATATCTATCAATACTCTAGATGAAAACCTTGGCCAATGGTTAGCACGCCAAATTATAACTGAAGGTGGAGCATATGGTCACATGTCTCACCCATTTGATGACAAAGGTTTAACTTTTGGAGACTTCAAAAAAATAATAGATTTATCTCTTCAGGGAAATTTAGACCTTGAAAAATCTGCAACAGAAAAAACAGATGGCCAAAATCTATTTATTACTTGGAACAAAAAACTACTCGCAGCAAGAAATACTGGTGATATTAAAAGAGGTGGAGTTGATTCTAAGGCAATTGCAAAAAAGTTTGCAGGTAGAGGTAATATAGAAAAGGCCTTTAACTATGCTATGAATGATCTATCAAAAGCTATTGGTAGTATAAATGATAAACAAAAAGAAAAGATATTTGATAATGGTAATAATTGGGTAAACATGGAAATCATGTACCCAGCATCTTCAAATGTAATTACTTATGACGCCCCACATCTTCAATTCCATAATGTACTAAAGTATAAGGATGGCAAAGCCATAGGAACAGTTTCCGATGGAGCTAGAATATTGGCCGGAATGATACAACAAGTCGATGCTCGTGTCCAGAAGAATTTTAGTGTAATTGGCCCAAAAATATTAAAGGTGAATCCACATCAAGACTACTCAGCTAAAAAACCTTATTTTACAGGAAAATTAGCTAAACTAATGTCTAAATTTGGAATGAAAGACTCTTCATCATTTGCAGAATATCATCAAGCGTACTGGGAAGATTTTGTAGATAAAAAAATAGGAAGTGTTGATAATACAATTAAAATGGGATTAGTAAAACGTTGGGCATTCTTTGATAAATCATTTAGATTAACTAAGAAAACAATTGAAGATGAAAAAATTCTAGCAAAAGTAATTGATATAGATAAACAAAAACATGAATCACAGGTAAAGAAAAACATGCTACCATTTGAAACACTATTTTTTGAACTAGGAGCAGAAGTATTGAAAAATGTAGAAGGATTCTTAGCAGCTAACCCAGATAAAGCGGTTCAAAATGTAAGAAAACAAGTTGCAAAGGCTATTAGTGATGTTAGAAAAGGTGGAGACCTCAAGAAATTAAATAGATTAACTCAACAATTAAATAAAATAAATTCTATTGGTGGATTCAAAACAATTGTTCCATCAGAAGGATTAGTTTTTATATATAAAGGAAACACATATAAATTAACAGGAGCATTTGCCCCAGTAAATCAAATTACAGGAATGATGACATTCTAAAGGAGAAAAGGTTATGAAAAAATATATTCCAGAACATAAGGTTCAAAGAATGAGAAATATTATCACTAAAGATTATGGTAATAAAACAAAAATACAAATAGGTTATGGTCAAAAAACCGAAGAACACATAGAAGGTGACATTTGGACAGAAGGAAAAACTAAATGGACAGTTAAAAATGGAATAACTCAAACAGTAACAAAGTTGGACAAGGCCAGGAAACTAATTATCATGCCGCTTACTTGTCCAAAATGTAATTCAAGAGTAATGCGAGGTGAATTAGATAAGATTTTTTGGAAACTACATGCAGAATGTTCAAATTGTAGAATCTCACATGAAACAAATCTAAAAATAAAAAATAAACTTGATTTCAAAAAATATGAAAAAGATATTTTAGTAAATAATTATACTTCCTGGATAGAAGATTTAGAAAAATATGCCAAAGACTATATAGATGATGTTAATAGAGATGGATATATTACAGAGGCAGGAAAAGTTGAAGATTGGTCTAAACAAAATAAAAAACAACTTGAAGAACTAGTAGAAAGTAATATAAAAAATATTAAAAAAGATATTAAGAAAAAATTTGATGGTATGGATATAACTACGTAATATACGTATATTTATTATTAGCGAGAAAAACTTATGAATATAAAAAATGTTAAACGAATAATAGTTGAAGAGGTAAATACTCTATTAGAATCTTCTATAACTAAGAATTTTGAAAAAGCAATAGAGGCTTATTCAAACATACAATTAAAACAACAACAATTGAGAAAAAAGTTTGTTGGCGAAAAAGATCCTAAAAAGAAGGAAGCATTTAAGCAATCGTTAATAAAATTACATAAGGCAGTACAAAAGGCAGAATTGGAATTTAATAAAGCCTTAAAAACTGAGCCAGTTGATGATGAATTTAATGAAAACTTAAGTGAAGCAAATAAGTATTCAACAGTTTCAAATAAATTCAAGAATGCATTAGATAATTTACCAGAAAAATATTTTCATAGAAAAGGTGTACAAGCACTAATCAAAAAACTAAAAGAAAAAGATCCAGAAGCTGCAATGGCATATACGATGGATGCATTTGGTTGGATGAAAAATATGAAAGAAGGTAAGTTAAATGAAGATGTTTGGAAGGATTTTCTAGTCGACCTAGAAGGTGGTGGTAAACTTCTCAAAGCAACAAATACAAATAATAGAAAAACAGTAAAGGCCAGATCAACTAGCAAGGTTTGGGACGATGGTGTTCCAGTATTAAAATACATTGCAAGAGCATCTAAAAAAGATTCACCATTACCAAAGGGTAAGTTTAAGGTAGCTCACGATACAGATCATGGTTGGTGGTATTATAAACTTGGCAAAAATTGGTACGGGATAGATACTAAAGATTATCGTACCCCACCATTTGAATATTAAAATATAAAGAGAGAAAAGTTATGAGCATATTAGCAAGCATATTTGCCGGAGGAGCTGGCGAAGTTATAGGTAAAGTTGGAGGTGTAATAGATAATCTAACAACAAGTAAAGAAGAAAAACTACAACTTAAAAATGATTTAGAAAAAATATTACATGATGCTAATAAAACAGCACAAGAAGCAGTATCATCTAGATGGCAAGCTGATATGAATTCAGATTCATGGTTATCAAAAAATATAAGACCACTTACACTTGTATTTTTAACGATTATTTTTGTAGTAATGAGTTTCTTTGATGGAAATATTGGAGATTTTGCAATAAATGATGCTTATAAACCAATATATCAAACATTGTTAATTACTGTATATGGAGCATATTTTGCTGGTCGTTCAATAGAAAAAGTTACGAAATCAAAAAATCCAGAACCAGAAGAAAAAACAAAAAAAGGTTGGTTCGGTAAAACAAAAAAGTAATAACATACATAATATTGTCTTGAAAATATATTTATATATATGAAGAAGACGAAGTCTCTAAAACATATAATTAAAGAAGAATATCTTAAGTGTGTTAGTGATCCAATATACTTTCTTAAAAAGTATTGTCAAATCCAACACCCAATCAAGGGAAGAATACCCTTTAATTTATATCAATTCCAAGAACGTTCCTTAGAACAATTCCAAAATAACGACTATAATATTATACTTAAGTCTAGACAGTTGGGTATTTCAACAATATCGGCTGGATACTCTTTATGGTTAATGCTATTTCACGAAGATAAAAATGTTCTTGTAATTGCAACAAAACAAGATGTAGCAAAAAATCTTGTAACCAAGGTTAGGGAAATGCATCAATATTTACCAAGTTGGTTAAAGGGTACCTCTGTAGAAGATAATAAATTAAGTTTAAGGTTTGCAAACGGCTCACAAATTAAAGCAGTTTCTAGTTCAGGAGATGCAGGTAGATCTGAAGCACTTTCACTATTAGTTGTCGATGAGGCCGCATTTATTGATAAGATTGATGAAATTTGGGCATCATCCCAACAAACATTGGCAACAGGTGGTAAAGCTATAATATTATCTACCCCAAATGGTGTTGGTAATTTCTTCCATAAAACTTGGGTAAAAGCAGAAGAAGGAAGTAATAAATTTAATACAATTAGACTACATTGGAGTGTACACCCTGAAAGAAATCAACCTTGGCGAGATGAACAAGATGAATTACTTGGACCCAAAATGGCAGCTCAAGAATGTGATTGTGATTTTGTTTCTTCAGGCCACAACGTAATAGATCCAAATATAATAGAGTGGTATAAAGAAACATACCAAATGGATCCAAAAGAAAAGCGAGGATTCGATGGAAATTATTGGATTTGGGAACAGTGTGACTACAATAAAAACTACATAGTTGTAGCCGATGTTGCTCGTGGTGATGGTAGTGACTTTTCAACCTTCCATGTTATTGATGTAGAAACAATAACCCAAGTTGCAGAATATAGAGGACAACTAACCCCTAAAGATTTTGGAAATATGCTAGTTTCAGCAGCAACAGAATATAACGATGCATTACTTGTAATTGAAAATGCGAGTGTTGGTTTTGGAGCAATCCAAAGTGCAATAGACAGAGACTATAAAAATTTATATTATACATATAAACAGGACGGTGTAGTAGATGCAACCACCCAATTAACAAAGGGCTATGATTTGAAAGATAAAACACAAATGACACCAGGTTTTACAACATCTTCAAAAACTAGACCACTTTTAATTTCCAAACTTGATATTTATTTTAGAGAAAAAGAGTGCATTGTTAGATCCAAAAGACTTTTAGAAGAATTACGGGTTTTTATATGGAATGGTAGTAAAGCAGAAGCCCAGCGAGGATATAATGATGACCTTGTAATGGCGTTTGCAATTGCAATGTGGGTTAGAGATACAGCATTAAAATTAAAACAGCAAGGAATCGAATTAGATAAACTTGCTATTAGTAAAATAGGAAAAAGTCAACACTCTGAAGTATACACAAACAATAGTAAATTTGGGAACAACCAATGGACTATGAAAACAGGTAATACAGACGAAGATTTGACATGGTTATTAAAATAAATAAGTTATAGAAAGGGAAAATTATGGCAGATAAAACATTTTTTGGAAGATTAAAAAAATTATTTTCAACATCAACTGTTGTTAGACAGGTAGGTGATAAAGGATTAAGGGTAGTAGACACTGGAAGATTACAGTCTTCTGGAAAACTAGCATCAAATACTCTAATAGATAGATATAATAGATTACACCATTCTAATTTAGCTAGTTCAGTATATAATCCTTCTCAAGCGTTTGCTCAAATGAGACAGGAGCTTTTTACAGATTATGAGTCAATGGATACAGATTCAATTGTATCATCAGCACTTGATATATATGCAGATGAATCTACTATGAAAAATGAGTATGGAGATGTATTGGAAATAAAAAGTGGCAAACAAGAAATAAAAGATATTTTACACAATTTATATTATGATGTATTAAATATAGAATTTAATCTCTGGCCTTGGATTAGAAACATGTCAAAATACGGAGATTTTTATCTAAAACTGGATATTTTAGAAAAAGTTGGAATAACAAATGTAGAGCCAATATCAGTTTATGAATTACAACGAGAAGAAGGAATAGATCCAAACAAACCTGAATACGTTAGATTTATGCATGATGCATCATTTGGTGGAGGAGTTGCAACACATACAAATTCCTCAGAAAAAATTTATTATGAAAATTATGAAATTGCCCATTTTAGAATGTTAAATGATACAAATTGGTTACCTTATGGTAAATCAATGATGGAAGGTGCAAGAAAAACTTGGAAACAATTAACTCTTATGGAAGATGCAATGATGATTCATAGAATCATGCGTGCCCCAGAGAAAAGAGTATTTAATATTGATATTGGAAATATACCCCCATCAGAAGTAGACCAGTATATGCAACAAGTAATAGGTAGAATGAAGAAAACTCCATATATTGACCAAAACACGGGAGATTACAATCTTAAGTTCAATCTTCAAAACATGATGGAAGATTTTTATTTACCAACAAGAGGCGCAAATAGTGGTACTAGTATTGAAGCTTTAGGTGGAATGGAATGGACTGGAACAGAAGATATAGAATATCTAAAAAATAGAATGCTAGCAGCACTAAGAGTACCTAAGGCCTTTTTAGGATATGAAGAAGGGGTAGATGGAAAAGCAACACTTGCCGCTTTAGATGTAAGATTTGCAAGAACTATAGAAAGAATACAAAAAATATTTTTATCAGAACTAACTAAAATAGGTCTTGTTCATCTATATGCGCAAGGATATACAGATGAAGATTTAGTAGATTTTGAATTAGCGTTAACTAATCCATCAACAATATATGAGCAAGAAAAAATAGAATTATGGACTGCAAAGGTATCCCTAGCAGATAGTATACGAGATAATAAAATGTTATCTGAAGATTGGATATATGAAAATATCTATGGTATAGGAAAAGACGATTATTCTATTCAAAGAGATAAAGTTGTTGAAGATACTATAAATACATATAGGCATAGTACAATAGAATCAGAAGGCTCAGATCCAGCAAAAGAACCAACTGTACAAGAAGAAATGAAGGCTGAAAATATAAAAAAACTAAGATCAGCCAATGATACTAGAAAAACCAGAAATGGTGAATCAGATAAAGACCCTGGACGACCAAAAGAAAACAACTATTACGGAACAGACAATGGTACTAGGGGTAGAGATCCATTAGGAAAAGAAAAACGTAAGAGAGATGCAAAAAATAAGGACAGATCTGTTAGGCACAAATATAAGCAGGGATCCCCATTAGCAAAAGAAGTAGCTAATTCTATGTCTCTCTTTAATTCTAAGCGCTCAATTCTAGGAGAAAAGACCAGTCTATTGGACGAGTCTAATTTAATAGATACAGACGTAACATAAGACAGGTTTTAATATATTTATATATGAATATAATATTATATATCGAGATAGGAGATTATTAGGTGGCAAACAAAATAAAGCACTCAAAGCTTAAAAATACTGGTGTATTATTTGAACTTTTAGTTAGACAAATAACAACAGATACCTTAAATGGCATTGAAAAATCTCAAGCTCTTAAAATAGTAAAAGAATTTTTTGCAAAGGGTAGCGATCTAAAAAATGAACTAAATTTATATAATTCATTATTAAAGGAAAAGTTCAACTCTAAAAACCAAGCAGATAAATTTATAGACGTAGTATTGTCTGAAAGATCAAAACTTTCATCTATAAAATTAAAGCGATCTAAATATAATTTAATTAAAGAAATAAATAGTAGTTATGGTCTAGAAGATTTCTTTAGAACAAAAATTTCTGATTATAGGTTAAATGCTTCTATATATAAACTATTTGAAGCTAAAGTAAATAAGGATGTAAATAACCCAAAAGAATTTATGTCTCATAAAGACACATTAATAGAGCATGTATCAGGAAAAAAATTAAAAACTATTCAAGAAAAAATAATAAAAGAATACTCAAAACAGGATAAATCACTAAGACTATTGAGTTATAAAATATTATTAGAAAAGTTTAACGAGAAATATGGTAAGTCTCTAAATGACAATCAACAAGAATTACTTAGAACATATATCAATGGAAATTCTAAGGATGTTGTATCATACTTAAATGAACAATCTTCTTCAAGTAGAAAAATAATCACCGCTTTTTCAAATAAACTTGATGATAAGATTACTTCAATTAAATTGAAAGAAGTATCAAACCAGCTTAGAAAAATAGAAAAAACAAAAAGGGTAAATGAATCTCATTTAGCTACTATGATGAATGTATACGAACTAATAAAGGAGTGTAGACGTGTCAATAGGTAAAAAACTAAAAGAAATAATAGATGAAATTTGCTCTGAAGATTTAGACGAAGTTAGTACGTCTGGAGATGTAGCAGGATACCAAACACCTATGGCCTTTTCTTCAAAACGAAAGACTGATAAAGATAAAGAAAAAGAAAACGCTGAAAATAGTACTGGATATAGAGTAGTAAAAGAAATATATGGCACTAATTATCCAACGTTTAAGCAGGATGAAACTAAGAGTTCTAAGCAAAAGGTAAATGGTGCAATTAAAGAAATAAATAGAAAATTATTTGAGATAGAACGAATAATAGGTAGAGCTTCAAAATTAAAACAAGAAGCAGGTGTATCTTCTGATAATTATTGGAAGTCAACAAAACCTAGAATGGGTAAAATAGCCGAAAGACTATTAAAAGTATCTCATAAACTAAGAGAATTAGCGGGATAATTATGGAATTGACTTGGCAACAGTTTAGAATAAATATAAAAAACAAAACATTTGTTCATGAAGGAAAAAATGTTAATGGTTGGAACTTACCAATGAATAAGCAGATGAAAATGTACAAAGAAGCAGTAAATACTAGAAATACATATTCTTCTTTTATAAATAGTGGAGCAAAAAATGTCTAAGTCTCTTTTAATAGATTATACATCATTCGATATCTCCCCAAAAATGATATCAGAATCAGAAAGAAACAATGGTGGTAAAGTGGTAGTAACTGGTTGCTTACAACGCGCAAATGCTAAAAACCAAAATGGTAGAGTATATCCAAAAGATATTTTAATGCGAGAAGTTAAAAATTATAAGCTTATAAATATAAAGGAAAGAAGAGCACTTGGCGAATTAGACCATCCAGAATCATCTGTTGTTAACCTACAAAATGTTTCACACAACGTAGTAGATTGTTGGTGGGAAGGCGATGATGTTATGGGAAAAGTTGAAATTTTATCAACACCAGCTGGAAACATACTAAAAGAATTACTTAAGGCCGGCGTTAAATTAGGAATAAGTAGTAGAGGCCTAGGATCTGTTGAAGAAATCTATGAAGGAGAAGATGGCACAACAGTAAAAGTAAAAGATGATTTTGAATTGATATGTTGGGACTTTGTTTCTAATCCATCAACTCATGGAGCATTTATGAAACCTAGCTCTGTTAATGAAGGTAAATCTAATAGTAGAAAAACAAACAAATATAACAAAATAAATAACTTAGTTTCAGATATTCTTTGTGAAATGACTGGTAAATGCGAAGTACCACATTTAATGAAAGAATCTTGTTGTGGAGATAAATAATGTCAGGATTAGTAAGTGCAGACTTAAATAAATACGGACCATTTGGAAAATATAATGGTGTAAACATAGTAACGAATAGAACAACCGATTTCAGCTCAGGATCTGTAGGTGCCTCAGCATTTATGGTATCAGGTTCAACATCAGATGGTCATGTTGGTTTAGCTAGAGGTGGAAAAATGATGACGAAGGGTCTAACAGTAGGAGTTATTTATGACATAGGTATAGCTAGTGCAACCAGTGCAGCAAACACAGAACATATATTAGTATTAAGGAGATAATAAAATGAAATTAAAAAAATTTTACAAAGCAAAAATATACCCAAACATAATTTCTGAATCAAAGCTTTCAACAGGACAAAAGCAAGCGTTTGTCGAGGCTGTTTCAAAATTTAATGAGTATGGTAAGAGTGTTTATAGAGAAAGCAACATAAAAGACGTTGTTGAAGCTATAAAGAGACTATCTGCAGGAGCAGGAAACTATATTATGTCTGAAACAGACGAATGGTTTGATGGTGTAACTGTAAAAAGAGATGTCAAAGAAATAAACAACACTTCTAAATTATTTGAAAAGGCATCTATTGAAATGGAAGCAATTCAACAAAGATTAGAATCTCTTTATGAAGATTTAGGCGGAAAACTAGGAAGATATTATGAATTATCTGAAAAATTAGATGCTGTTGGAAAAGAAGATGGTGATGTAGATAATGATGGTGATGAAGACGAATCAGATGAGTATTTAGCAAATAGAAGAAAAACTGTTTCTAAAGCCGTAGATAAAAATGAAGGTATGTCTCCTAAAGTTGGTGGTCCTATGGGACAACGATGGGGAATTGTAACTGGCAAAGAAAATAATATATCAAAATGGAGAAAATACTAATGAAAAAATCATACTTTAGAAAATTAGTAAAAGAAACAATTTTAGCTGTTTTAAAAGAGAAATCTTCAAGATCAGCTGGTGGCCTTCTAACAGAAAAGTTTGAGTCTAAAACTGCTAGTAAACTATACGGTAAATTAAAAGGAACAGATTCAAAATTTTTCCAAGCATTTGCAAACTCATATAATGTAGATTGGGC